GCAATATCAAGAAGCGGCGGGCATTCACCAAGTTTGCCAACAATTGCAACGGGTATCTGATCGAAGCCTGCAAGCACCATCGGTTGGTTTTCGAGCGAATAGTTTACCTTACCTTGCGCGTCCTTTTCTTCGCGCCACAGTTCCCACGTAACAACGCCGTTGATTAACCTGAATACTCGAAAACGAACAACCTCAGATGTCACAAAACTTGTCGGCAACCTTTGACTGGAGACTTCGCGCAAGACTAAAAGCGTTAGTTGTTTTGACTTGTTCACCGGGTTAATTTCCCAATCCCAATTCCAAACCGAGTCCGCTTTGTAAAGTTTCAGGAACGGGCGCAAGTTCAGCGCGTTCTGTTCTTCCAATGTCGTAACGTTTGTTGATGGCGCATCGGCAAGAATTACCGCGTACCCCGCAAAGCGCTCTTCCATCACTTTTCGAGCAAACACGTCCAGATGTGTGCCGGAATTGTCGATGTTTTCGGTTAGTGAAACGATCTGCGCGTTGACATCGTCACCCAACTCGATCTCAGACTTGAAAACTAACCCTGTCATTACGTCCCGCGTCTTCTTGCACAGATTGAAGTGGGTTAGAGTTTTGATTCGGAAGTCGTAGCTTTTATCGGATTCAGCCGGAAATTGCGGTATGTAGGTTTTGGCATATTCGCGCAGCTCTAACGTCCCTTCAACGCAAACCCCGTACATTTCGCGCTCTTTATGCGCCTTTGCGTATTTGCTGTGCTGCGCCCCTACGTTGTCTTTTTTTTCGATCATATCTCAAACTCCCTAACACCAAAGCCTACGCGCTCAACCGCCTGGATTCCGTAACGTATCGCGTCCAATGCGTGATCCGCTTGATTCGGCGCCGGATCTTCAATGTACTGTCCGAATCTCTCAGCTTTTTGATAATTGTTTATCTCGCTGATTAAAAACTTTGAACCCGCAACGATATTTATATCATAATTGCGGAGTTTGTTAATACCTGTTAAAACGCTTCCCGTTCCTTTTTCGCACCCCTTGATTCTGTATCCTCGTTTTTTGAGTGAAGCAATTAGTTCGGGTCTTGCGTTGTCCGCGATTATTTGCCGATCTTTTCTAACTCCGACACGCTCAAACTCCGCGCATAACCCGTCTGAATCTAAGCCCGTTTTGTAAATAATCTCTTGCGCGATTAGCTTCTTTTTCGGCAATGCGTCTTCGATATGACATTGTACCAACGCTGTCGGGTCTGAGTATCCAAAGTCTAGCCCGTAAAACTGCACGTCCGGCTCGTCTTTGTCGTTGGCTGGAAACTCGTCTGCGCGCGTCCATTTCTCATAAATTAAACCCTCAAGTACGCGACCCCATAAACCGTCTGCGTAAATGCGCTTGTAATTGCCCTCTAAGGATAAAAGATATTGAAAATACTGTGAATCTTTTTCTTGTAGCCTTACGTTATCGCGGAACGTAGTCTTGATAATTTTATGACCCGGCGCGTTTGCAATGTGTATTTGCTGATTAAGAAAATGATGCTCGTCAATCGGATTATAACTTAATGTGATTTGCGGATTCTTTACGCCGCGTAAACGCAACCGAAGCTGTCTAAGTTCTTCAAAGTTCTCTAACTCGGTCGCCTCTTCAATCCAAATGCGGTCAATGTTCGAAATCGACTTAACCTTTTCAATATCGTCTAACCCTGTAAACAGAATCTCGCAGCCTGTTAATTTATTCGTAATCGACAGCGGAGATTTTAACGGCTCAAAGTATGGATAAAAACCCCATCCTGTATATACTTGCTTTAGTTCGGTATAAACCGAATCCTTCAACGTGCGCCCGATCTTACGAATAATTAAAGACCGCTTACCAAGCCGCGTCTTGTCGAACGTTTTAATGATTTCTTTCTGTGCAACGAACCGCGACTTACCCGATCCCGCGCCGCCGTAGAAATGCAAAAATTCCGTGTTGTCAGACAAAAACGGAATATAAACGGGATTGAATAATTTCGGGTTGCTTAAATTAAGCGTTTTGTTCGCCGTCATTATCTACCTCGTCAGGGGTTGGTAGTAAAATATCAAACATCATACTGCCTGAATGCTCAACTTCCTGCTTTTCAACGTAACCGCGCTTCTTGCCTTTGGTTTTGAGAGCAAAGATGATAGCCGTTGTATCGCCTTTCTCAATCCGCTTCGTTAATGCATTCTCGGCAAAGTCGATAAACTGTTCTTCAGGTGAAACGGCAGTCAGTTTCTCTTGAAACGCTGCATCATCTTGCCACGCATAATAAGTGCCGCGATCAATTCCCGCTAAACGACAAGTTTGTGAAATATTGCCAAATGTCTTGGCGTATAGTTCTAAGAATTTCTTTTGATTGTCTTTTTTAGCCATTTTGTTGAATATTGTTTGATTTCGCTATCATCAATTTGCGTGTAAGTCGTTGCAAATATGGAGTTTCCGTTTTATAATCTTCTTATTATGAACGACACAGAACTGCTTAAAATACTTAACTACAATCTAACCTGTAACCAAACGCCTACAATAATCGGTGAAAAAGTTACTATTAATATTTATCGCGGATCTCAAATAAGAGGTAACCGCGTTAAAGTATTTGAATTGCATTTTGCTAAGTCTCATATTCTTAACTCTATTGAGCTAGATTCTTTAACTGACTTAATTGCAGATGCAGAATCTAAATTAAATATTCCTCTAGTCGCCGACAAGACTGTTTGGTAATTCCGACAAAGCAATAACATCGACCTTTCCGCAATCCGTCGTCGCTTTCTTCGCATCTCCCTTTATAAAAACTAATACGTTTTGGTGCGTCTTGCCTAGTTTCCTGCCCGCATCAAACTGCCGCCCTACCCTTATTGGTAAACTTCCAACGCTTGTTACTAATATCGCTTCGTTATAAAGCATCGCTCCCGCTGCTTGAAACGCCGCAATAGTATCCGAAACAAAATTTCTATAAATCCCTTTTGTGTCTCGGATATCACCAACCACGAAACAGGCAAATCGGTTGTCGTTTAATCTTGCAACTGATTGTTTAATTATAGCGTTGTAGTCCTTAATAAAATTCGCGTAAGTTTTATAGGCAGAAAGGTCGTTTTGGTTGTCCGAATATACTTCCAAATCGTAGTAAGGTGGGCAACTAAAAACTAAATCAAATCTGTCATCAGGCAAAGCGGTTAAACTGTTTCCGCAAACCCAATTCGGCGTGTTGTCCTTGATTAGTTTTTCTCCCTGCGTTTTGTTTGCCTCTATCTGCTCTGCCCGTAAATCAACGCCCGTGTATTGTCTTTCGAGGTAGTTAGCAACGATGCCACGAACTGAACCGCCTGCGAACGGGTCTAACACCTTAAAGCCTTTTCCGCTAAACCAAAGATAAACAAGCTCGCAAAGCACCGGGTCGAAGATTGATGTGCCGTTTTGAAGAGTTTCAGATCCTTTATTATCGTTGGTTTCGTAGTTGTCGTCTAAAGTATGCTCTCCCCTCATTAGGTCGTGCCCAAAGCAACGGACAGGACTTTTGCCGTTTTGCGTTTTATAGTGTGAGCGGGATTGCTCGGAGAATCCGAGCAATCCGTTAGACTTACTCGCCATTTTGCCGATCCGACCAAGAGCCAACATTTGACTCTTCGCGTCTTCAGTCGACAGTGTTTCGCCTATTTCCTTTTCTAGAAGTCGTTTTTGTGCGTAAAAGTCAATATTCCCCGTTGTTTCGGGATGTCCTAAAGCGTTTTCACCCCGACCTAACTCGCTTTGAATCCCTAATGCGAGCCACGCCCTTTTTCTATCCTGCCAATAACCTTGACGTGCGTCTAATACGCTAAATGGCGGGACTAAGAATCTATCGGCTAACGTAACAGGTTGTGCTTTTGCTTCTGCGTCGTCAGTTGTGTCTTCCCCGTTTACGTCACACCCCGGAACATCCAAACCCCAATCATCTAACGGCAAGTCGTCCCACTCGTTCGCTATCGCGTCCCAGTCCCAATCACCGAATCCAATATTATCTTTAACGATAAATTCTTGCTTTTGTTCTTCCGTCAATTCATCGGCACGTTTAACCCACGTATCGGGAAACTCCGCCATTTTCAAAGCCTTGATAGCTTGATAACGCATATTACCGCCGAGAATCATTCCGTTTTCATCGACAACAATCGGGCGTAGTTCCATCATCTGCGGAAAGTCCTGAATTGAGCGTTTTAGCTTTTCAAACTTTTCATCGCGGATAATGCGCGGGTTATTCGGATTTTTGCGTA